GAAATAACTTGCGGTATTCAGCAATGCTGACTGATGACATCAAGCACCACCTTTGAGCACTTGCTCTATAGCTTTAAGGGTTCGAATCATTGCCATTTGTAGAAATTCATGATTGCCGCGCATGTCTTCTTCAACATACTGCAAAGCATATTGAGTCTCTTTTAATGCCCCATCTAAACGCTTTTGCAGCTCCTCCACTTTCGCTTGCTGGTGCTGCCATGCATTGGCCCATGCTTCCCACTTTTCGTTAAATGACTCCAAGTACATTGCATCAATTCTTCTTGAACCATTTGAAACATATCTTCCAAATTTCCCAAGAGTCATATCAAAGTCGACATCTGCTCTAAATAGCCCAATCCAGTACTTTTGCTTCTCAAACTCTTCTCTACACTTATCCATTCTTCACCCCAATCTATTGAGCTTGTCAGCCTCGTTAATGTGCGCCTCAGTTACTTTGCAGTTAGGCGAAATGTGGTTTTCTGGCTTGTCTAGGATTTCTAATTCCCTTGAATTCGAGGGTTTATCAATGCGGTGGCCTGCTTCAATGTCATCTTCTGACGCAGGTTTTAACGCAGCCAGGCTTACTAAGCTCCATCGGCCTTGTGATTCAACTACAGCATCACCGTCTTCAATCTGAATAAATTTCATTAAGCAAGGTGGCAGTAAACGGCAATATGGCTTTGAAGTATCAAAGACAACCCAGTCACCACGTTCAAACTCTTTAAAATCACGCATGGCTGGCTCCTTTTAAACTTGGCAATTGATCAATAAACTCCAAAGCTTCTTCAAGGCTCTCTGCATACCCAACATCGAGTTGTGGCTCACAATCAGGGTCCGCATCTAAGAGTTTGTTTTCAGTATCGGCGTCTATGTCAATAAAGTAAGCACCACCACCACCATAACAATCAGACATGTATTCCCAATGAACTTCTGCGGGAATCCCTTTCTTCTTGAGTTCTGATCTAATTTTTCTACTACTCACGGAATCACCTTTATATTTTTCATAAGCCAATTAGAAGCTGCCGGATGTTTCCAAGCGCCTAGTTCTTCGTACCAACACATTAGATTGCCGCTTTCTATTTTGAAGAATCTTGTTTGCGCCACATCCAAAGCAATGTAGAAGTGCATAACCATCTTTATCAGAAACTATTGCCTGCAATGGTTCTTTGCCACATTGTTTACACATGCCATTTACCATTGCTGCTATTGATTTCCCTTTCCATGCACCTAATTCCTGCTCAAGGAATTGCACCCGCTTTTGCAGCTCGTCACTTTTCTGGACTTCTTTCACATACATTTCATCAAGCGTTTCCGATACAAATATGTATTCACTTAATTGCTTTTGCAGCTCCTCCACTTTCGCTTGTTGTTCTTTTTGAATCTCCCAAGCCCACTTTCCAGATTTACCCTCAAACTCACTCATGGCTGGCTCCTTTTTCTGCATCACACATTTCACATTTATCTATATGCCCCCACCCATCATCTCGAATGAAGCCAAACCCCTTACAAGCCTTACATTTGACTTTCTTTTTCTCACCCACCAAGAAATATCGATCTTTCTGGTTGTAGGTAATATCAATAGAACCTGAGTAATAGCGCCTTAACGCCCCATCAATATGAAATTCGTGTGGACCTACACAAAACATCCACCCCGAATCCCCGCCGCACTTTGTAAACCGTGTGAAATATGCTTCTCTCCATTTCACATAACGGCCAGACAGATGAGGAGTCAACAATTCAATTAAACGTGCTCTAAGCATCTCCATGCTTGCTGACATATCTCCATAGTGATATTCAAGATCGTAGCTATACTCGCCTGTGTTATATCTAGTTGGCATGAGATTCACCGCCTCCATATATTGATTCGTAATCAGCAATTGCATGAAGCAACTTGTATCCAGCAGATTCAGGTTTATCTTTGCTATGAGACAAGTCATATAGTTTTAAGTCCTCAATGCCACCCCATGATTCAACCAAATCAACCGACTCCACCAGACGTTTAAGCTCAACCAAATCTACAAAATACTTCTCACGATCAGCCTTGCTAATCTCTACACTTTGACCACATTGGAACTCATAACCCTCGTTCCATTCAGTTGCGTTATCGGGTGCTGAATCTACGATTTCCTTCGCGTATTTCAGCCCTTTATCTCTAATTAATTTAGTTGCTTTCATGTCTGTATCCTTTCTCATCTAGCTCTTTACGCGCCAACCACCACAAAACCACCGCACCGCAAAGTACTGCTGTTACACACGAAATGAGTAAGCCACAGCTTAAAATCTCGAATTTAGTCATGATCCTGCCCCACCAAAACGCAAGTCATCCCAGTCACATTCAACTACTGTCAAACCGTCATGTTGAAACCGAGACCATAAACGGTCCCCTAAGTTTTCCTTCAAACCTTGCGCCTTTTCTGTAGACTCAAGCGTCATGTTGGAAATTAAAACTGTCGGCTTTTTTTCGTCATAACGTGCATATAAAACTTTATGAACGAGCTGCAATCGACTCTCGTGTTGGTCGTGCAAACCATATTCATCCAATATCAATAAATCACAGTCCGTGAAGCGAAAAATTGCATTTGCTTCATTGTCATCTGGCTTTGTCCATGCAGTCGCAATTTCATTTGCCATGTCTTCTGAGGTGACGTAACGAACATAACTACGCTTGTCTAAAACGTTACGAACAATAGCACATGCAAGATGGGTTTTGCCTGTTCCTGTACGCCCAACCATAATCAGATTGCGCTTCTTCCCTGAATTAAAATCTTGAACAAATTTATGGCAAGCAGCTTTAGCTTCTTTCTGCGGATCAATACTCACCACATAATTTTTAAATCCGCTTTCCTTGTGGCGCTCAGGAAGTTTTGCTCCGGCAAAATGTTTCTCGCGTACCATAAGGTTGACTTGGTGTGCGTGTTCAATTTGTGATTTCACATACGCTTCATTTGCACATGTTTGGCAAACTGGACGACCAATTAATAAAACCATTAACTCATTGTGTTTAGGGCAAAACTGATTAGTTTGTACCAGCTCAGTTTTGAATTGTTTGCTCAATGCATTCATAGCATCTCCCCTACATCGATATCATCTGTGGCTGGTGCATACTGTTTTGAATCACCCCAAGCACTGTTTACGTCTCTTGCTGGTGCAGTTTTCATTGGTGAGTTTTGTTTTTTAGGTCTTATCGACTTTGTGAATTCCTGAATTAACCAAGTTGCAAACTTTCGAGTTCGTTGGTTTTCAGTGAGATCAATTTTGTTTTCCCAGTGAGCATTGAAGTTGCCAAGATGAAATTCATAATTTGGCATTTCTAAAACCTGCTCTGCTTGTGCACCCACTTGTGAAGTCCTAAGCACATTCAGCAAAAGTTCACGATTTGGTTTCCAAGATTCTTCTTTCGCTGAAAAATTTTCAGCCGCGTTTTGTGTGTGAGTATTTTCTTGTTCTTGCTCCTGTTCCTGCTCCTGTTCCTGTTCCTGGCTTCGAAGGGGCTTTGAAGGGGCTTTGAAGGGGCTACCTATTTTGGCGTTTTCGCCACGCTTTTGAGTCATACAAAATGCTTGTGCATATTTATCGAAAAAGCTTGATAAATAAGGGCTTGACGGCAATGAGTCATACTCTTTTTGCACGTTCTTACAGCGGTTATCGGCTGGCTTTAATGACTCAGCTACTTGAAAACGTGCCATCTCGTGCACCCAGACTGTCTCCGTGGCTTCGTCATAGCTACAAAACCCCGCTTCACAGGCTCTTTGAAGCCCCTTAGAAGCCCCTTCAAAGCCCAAGCCAGTTTCATGAGCAATATATAGAAGGGGTATGTAATACAAGCCAAGCATGTTCGCGTGAGGGCTTGTCATTAAATACATAGCGACAATTAAGCCTTCAGGTGTTTGACGAAGTTTTTTTCCCGTAGTTCCCGTCCAGAAATGTGGTGAGACTTTCCCATAGTCACGCATGGTTATTTATCTCCTTTGAAGGGGGTTCGAAGGGGCTTTGAAGGGGTGATAATAATCATTACTTACCCCTTCCAAGCTTCACTAATCCGCGCATTTCCAACTGACGAATAATTCTTGGAGGAATAAATTCGTCGTTGATTTTGTAGCGAATACGAGACTTTTCTTTCACCTGAATTAGTTTGTGCCCATCCTCCATGAGACGGCGAACTGCTATAGCCTGCCCCCCCATATGGGTTAATTCTTCAAGTTGATAAAATCTTTCCTGAGCCTCAATTGCGGCATTCATAACTGAAAGTGGCATAGCTGCTAATTCTTTAGCCGAATAGATCTTTACTGGTTGTTCCAGTGGAATTACCACCTCTAGCGGTGTGGTGGAAACGGAAATATCCTGTTTTCTTCTTGCTGCATATCTCACTTTTCACCACCCTTTGGCTTAACATAGCCTCCAAAAGAATCAACCAAACATGCCTTGGTTAAGCTGGTTACAATCTGCTGTGCTAACCACTGCGTTATGCGAAATTGACGAGCCATAGCCTCTGAAAATTCAATCTTTGTTACCGCTGCATTATTTTCGTCATAACCTTTGTTACGTAAATTTTGCTTTTTCACCTCAAATAGGTGGCCAAGTACTCGCAATGCAGGCTCATAGAAAGATTGGATTTCACTTTGCTGGCGAGAATCTTTGATTTGCTGTGTAAAGCTGTTCATGACACCTCCGCTAATGCTTGCTCAGCGCTTGTTAGTCGGCGTTTGGCATTAAGTTCTGCAACTGTTGCTGTGCGGATTTCTTTTGACGAAACTAAAATCAAATGATTCTCTGATTTGATGGTCCATAAACTAGTCAAGTTTTTGTTTTTAACTTCAAACAAATCATTTGATTTAAAAGTGCGGCACTCTTCAGTAAGTACAACAACGTCACCAGATAGAAATTCTGGTAAGTTGTAATTAGCCGATTGATTTGCTAAATTAGTTTGCATATTCATGGGTTCCTAAATTTGTGAATTAAGAAGCCTGATCTTGACCATCAGGCTTTTTTATTGCGTTCTCTCCGAACGGATTGTTTTCTTTGTTCATATAAATCAAAACGTTCTCTGGGTATTCCAGATACCTGTGACATAAGATTCTTGTCATCTTCACAACGCTTCATATCCAGAATGGCTAACCATCTTAAATACTGGCTGTTAGACCAGCCTCGTTCATATGCTTCCCTTGCCACATGCTCAGCTACAGGCTCAGATAAATGTGTCGGCATGCACACCGTCTTTTTTGCACTTGGCTTTTGTTTGGTCATGGTTGTTCCTAAACTGATATTTGTTCATGAGGTCAGTTATGCTATAGACGACTCTGGCTTAGCATTCTCAAGTAGCCATTCAGCCGTAAACTTTCCACCGCTATTAATTGCAAGTATCTGGGCATATTTGGTTTCGCCCGTATATTCAGTTCTTGGTAATACCCCTCGTTTTTCCATCTTGCTCATGGCCATGTATGTACGGTTTAGTAACGCTGCTGCTTTAGATCGACCACCAACAGCATCAAAAGCATATTTAATGGGATTCAAAGTTAAATCTCCCTTTTAATTGATTTCACCAAAATTAAATCATAGGTTTAATTTTAATACAATCCATGATTGCTTCTATTTTTTTAAATTTCCAATAGAATTTTAAACCAAAGGTTTATTTTATTAATGATTATGGAATCTATAGCTGAACGCATCCAAGCAGCACTTGATTATGCAAATCTAAAATGGTCAGCAGCATCTCTCAAATTGGGACTATCAGCTCAAGCTGCATCTAACTGGAAAAAGGGGAAAATTGGTAAGGAAACCCTGAAAGAGCTAGCGGCTTTAACTGGAGTAAGTGCCGGATGGTTGCTAGATGGTTCTGGATCAATGATCGAGTTGGCTGACAATCCTGAGAATGCTGATGCATATAGGCCAGTTATGGCATGGGAAGCACCGGATGACCTCGATCCTAATTCTTTTATGATTATTCCGCATGTAGACGTCAAGTTTTCCGCAGGTAATGGCCGACTGGTTGAATTTGAGCCAACAACCAGGATGACGGGATGCGCACAACGCATGGAGTGGTTTCATAAGAAAAAAGTTTCACCTAAAAATCTTGTAGAAGTGGATGTTGATGGTGACAGTATGGAACCAAGGATACCAAGCGGCAGCGTTGTAATTATCGACAAGTCTGTTAATAGACTAGAGCAAGTTCAGAACAGAAAGGTGTATGCAATCAGGTATGGTGATGAACTAAAAATCAAAAGATTATCTCGTAGATATGACGGAGCCTTGATTATTGATAGTGATAATCCTAGCTATGAAAGAGAGATCGTTGAGCCGCAAGACTTGGAGCATATTGGCATCATTGGTAAATATGTTTCTCATTCTTATGATGGTGAAATTTAGGCGAGCTAAGTAATTAATTTTTAAAGAAAAGAGGGTATTATGATCGCAACACTTAATAAATCCAAAACTGCGCTAACGATTAATCGCCAAGAGTTCAAATTAGCATTAGGTAAAATTGGCGAAGGTATTGAAAAACAAATAGCCTCACTTAAAAAAGCCAAGCAAAGTTATGACGCTACTGAAATGGCATGTGAGGTCATTAATGAAGCAAATATCTTTGAGGCTATAATCGAAGGATTTAATGAAGCTGAAGGTACTAATTTAAAACTATCAGATATAAGTAATTTGGAGCAAGCGCAAGGCTGGGTTGATGATTTTCTAGAAAAGTACAGCACTTGAAAAGGTAAATAAGAAGAAGTTGATGAGGTAAGATTCGTAATGAATAAAAAATATATGCCACCAGAACTTTACGAATACAGGCATCTAACAAGCACTGAACAAATGGCAATTCATCAGATGCTTATTTCTTATGTTCGTGAAGATCACCGCTTCAATATCATCATGATGGGGGCTGCGGAGCCTTACAACTTAGTAAAGATAATCAGTGTGAATTTTGAAAATGAAGCTGCAGGTATATGGATTCACTTCGAAACTATTGTTGGTGAAAAGCTGGCCTTGCCTATTGATTTCATTTCAAGAATTGAGTTTTCAGGGCAGCAGGAAATTTAATAAAAAAGATTAGTTTAGGGTTGGAGGAATATTAGGAAATGAAGTGGAATCCACAATATGCAAAAAATTGAAGTTAACTCCCGTAATATCAGCCATGTTCTTTATCAACACTTCTTGTTGACGGTAGTGCTTAGAACAGGTGAAAGGTTTATTTACAGACTTCTTGAAGCAACCACATTCAAAGAGTTTGTTGATTCAGAAGATAAAGATAAATTTTATAGAAGTCATATTGAGGCTAATAAAGAATTTAAGCGGATTCAGCTTTTTGTTTAATTGAAACCGTGACCCGACACAGTGCTTTAAACCATATCGGTAGAGAATATATGTATAAGATACCTAAAGTAGTTATTCCTGATTCCGCTAAAAAATATAGGCCTCCCAAAGTTAAATTAACGCTAGAAGAAATCAAGCAACTTTCAGATGACGAGTTAATGATGCTTTTAAGCGGTGAAGGCCGAAGCGGAATTATCCCAGCACCACTTCTACAAGCTATAAGCTATGAATTGACATCAAGACAGATTAAAAAATCCAGCAAACCGCATTGGACTGCTTATGTTGGGGTGCTGCTGGCCTTAATTGCTGCAGTCACTGGTGTTGTTGCAATACTAAAATGAGAGTAACGATAACAGAGCACATTGAGATAAAACTAAGCACAAAATTTACTATACGTTTGTTTTTGATTTTCATGACATATCCACCAGTAGCACCCTCTTAACAAGTAAAGCAATTGAGGTGATTAGAGGTATTAAGCTAATTAACAGACCAGCTCTCGTCAACTTTATTTCACACATAAGAACTCTCTTTAAAATGTGAACCAAATGGCAATATTCACAAGTATTGTTACCATGCTAATAAACATTTGCATATTTAGTATCTGATCTAATTTCATAAAAATACCTTTGTCAGGTTAAATCAGCGACCAACCCACCACCACGGTGGGTTTTCTTTTGTCTATTAAATCTAAAATTTAAAATAAATTCAATCTTAGGTTTAAATATCTATTGCATCAAAATTAAATCTAAGGTTTAATAATTTTCACCAGATAACAAAAAAAGCACACCGCCCCTCCCCAGGTCCGATGTGCTTTGCTATATGCGAGATCAATTATGAACGTAAAAGCTACCCCTTTCAACTCATTTGCATTTGTCAGCATGGCTGCTCTTGCAATCTCTGGTGGTTCTTTAGTTGCTTGCCAATTGCAACCAGCTTTCCAAACAAAAGACGCACCTACTCTTTTTACACCTAAAACTCAACCAAGTACTTACAGCGTGTTAACCGCAAAAATCACAGGTAAGCATTCTGGAGTTGCTGTAATTAAATTAGATAGCTTCCGTTTAAACGTTAGCTTTGATTTTGAAGCTCATCCAGACAGCTACGGCGTTCCGGGTTCTGAATTCACCACTGTTGATATTACCCAACTCACAGTAAATGAAATCACTGACATTAATGGTAAGTCATATAACGATTTCACCGAATTTGAAGACATCCGCAACATCAATAGCCTTCTAAAAGGCTTCATCGAACGTAACAAGTTGGTGGAGGCAGCCTAATGAAAGATTACAACTGCCCTACTTGCAAGAAGATGATTCCTGTTGACCGTTCAAAAATCAAAGCTGGTGATGAGGTTTCATTTTGCAGAGTAACCCAATCTTCTAAATCTGCTCGTTTTTCTTCAAAAGAAGGAATTGTCGATTGCCGTGAAGGTGATGTGGTTTTAGTTAAATATCGCAAAGAAATTATTCCTTTAAATATTAAGGACGTCTCACCTGTAGATGCTCCTAGCCCGCTTACGTATGCCTTTGTTGGTGCATGCGAATGTAAGGAGGCTGAACATGTCTAATTTCAAAAAGCACCCTGACGGCTATAAGTCTTTTTTAGGTCGTGATGATAAAGGGCTGTATTCAGTTCGCATCGGCTGGCAAGTGTACGCATCTAATGCTAATGGCTCAGTTCTTTACAAAGTTAAAGACGGA